CCGCAGTAAAACCAAAATCGAAATCATCTGACATGTCTTTCTCCTAGAATGAATGGATATATAACATCCAATCAATAAAAAATATCATCCCCGTCATTAAGGTCAGTGCCCCCAAAACTACGCATGTTGGGAACACTGCATTGGCCAAGATAGGGTTATCTATTACCCAACTCTCTAGCTCTTTCTCTGTCATTTCTCTCCTTATCCAATAACAGCATCTATAAATTGTATACTCTCTCCGCACCCACAAGCACTTGCTTCGTTTGGGTTGGTAAGTTCTATGTGAGAACCACCCAAGTTCTCTACAAAATCAACTGTGCTACCGATAACTGCGGTGCTGGCAACGTCATCTACCACTACGATATCATCAACTAGTGTGCCGCTGTCATCGTTATCAGTGTATTGCCATTCGTATGAGAACCCAGCACATCCACCACCTTTGATAGATAGTCGAACATACTTGGCATCTGGTTTTTGGTCAAGAAGATTTCTCCAATATGACCTAGCGTTATCAGTTATCTCCAGCATATCTTTCCCTGTAGTCTTTGATTGCGGCTTTGATGGCGTCTTCCGCCAAAACACTACAGTGAATTTTCACGGGCGGGAGTGCCAGTTCCTCGGCAAGTTCTGTATTCTTTATCTCTCCAGCTTCTTCCAGAGTTTTGTCCTTCACCCATTCGGTGAGAAGTGATGATGATGCAATTGCAGAACCGCAACCATAGGTTTTAAATTTTGCATCAATGATTCTATCGTCCTCTACCATGATCTGTAGTCGCATAACATCACCACAAGCAGGAGCACCGACCATGCCGGTGCCAACCCCATCAGTGCCAGGCTCCCATTTGCCTACATTTCGGGGGTTCTCATAGTGATCTATTACTTTATCTGAGTATGCCATTCGATTACCAGTTCTTTACGACATTGGCCATTATGAAAAAGCACGTTATGAAATTGACCAACACGATCATTGTTCGGACTACTGCTACGATGTCATCGTATTCAGCAGTTTTTTCATCTGAGAATGATCCGACTGAATACTTCCATATCAACCAGACCCTCGCCATATATTTATACAATTTGTTCCTCTTTTCTTCTTTTAATTTTTGCTTGTTGTTTTTTCACCTTCTTGATTGCCCTGTCCAACTGTAGTTTGCTGACTCGCATCAAGAAGTTTTGCCCCAACATATGATCATACTCATGCAAGGCAACTCTAGCCCACAGACCATCAAATTCTTCCATGACAATTTCTTGATCTGCGTTCTGATATGAGATGGTGCATTTCTCAGGGCGCCACACTTTCAGCATAATGCCTGGGGCGCTGAGACATCCTTCTTCCATCTTCACTTGTTCTTCACTAACAGACACCAGTTCTGGATTGAACATGATCCACTTGTCTTTCTTTATACCCATCGTGAACATTCTATAGTTCAATCCGACTTGATTGGCAGAGAGTCCTACTCCACCAATTGCCTGTTGTCTTGTAAATATCATCTCACCAATATCCTCTGCCTCGTCCCACGCAGTAAACTCAGTAGGTGGAACCTTCAACATAGGGTGGTTCAGTGGTAGTAATTCCATCATGTCATCACCGAATAATTCTGTTTCTTTTCAAACTTAATCTGACTTCTAAACTTATCAAACAACTGATCACCCTTGTGACTAATCACAAAGACATTTGTTTGATCTCCGATAGTATTCAACAACTGCATCACATAGTCAGTTCCATTGTTATCAAGTGAACTATCGAACACCTCATCAAGTATCAAGAGGTTTGTGCTTGCACTGTTCTTCATCTTGGCAATCGTTCTCCATGTGAACAACAATGCCAAGTCGATGCGTTGTTTCTCACCCTCACTGAATGAGGCGTAACTAAATCTGTCTCTGTGTCGAGACTTGATTGTTTCATTGAACTTCTCATCCAACTCAAAGTGAACAAAGAAGTCCATCGACTGCAAGTATTTATTGACCAACGTATTGATGGCAGGCAAATACTGTTTGATAATTCTTGTCTTGATACCAGTGTCTTTCAACAAGTGCGATGCAGCAATGTTGTAGTGTTGTTCTTCATTCTTTGCAGACTTGTTGGCATTCTGATCAAGAACATCTTTTGCCATAGACTTGAGTTTCTTTGACTCCTCATCTATGTTTGCCCTGTTCTCTTTTAGAGAGTTGCGATCAGACTGTAAAGTATTCTTATATCTTTCTTGAGACAACATCTCAGTTTGCAACTCTGATATCTGATTGGACAGATCAACAAACTTTTCTAGTGTCCCTACTACTTCTTCGTATCTTTTGTCAAGGCCTTTCGTTGCTTTAGTAAGGTCTTGAATCTCTCTGGATTTGGATTCTTGCGCCTGTCTTTTGTGTTCGTGGGGAATACCCTGCTTACAGGTGGGACAGTCTTCGTTGTTTTCATAAAATTCTAATTCTCTTTGGGCTTGAGCAATATCTGATTGGAATTGTTTTCGGTGTCCTTCAAGTTCTCTTTGTTCTCTCTTTGGGTCGCCAAGAGCCAGTTTCTCCGCCTCCCTTGCATTTGTCTCCTCTTGGTTTGATTCAATCTCCTGTTCAAGCGCATTGATTTGTTCCTCCAAGTTTTTGAGTCGGGTGGCTTTATCACTTTCCAACGTATCTATATATTCTTTTTGAACTTTTGTCTTTTGTTTTGCCACTTCAATGGCACCTTCAATAGAACTTATCTCATCCTTCAATGCACTGATCTTCTCCTTCAAAAGAAGATTCATGTTCGTGAAGATTTGGATATCCAATAAGTCCTCAATGATCTCTCGTCTGTGCGTAGTGGGTAACTGCATGAAGGGAGTAAAAGAAGCAGAACCCAAGATCACGATCTGAGTGAATGACTTGTAGTTTAGTTTCAAGATACTGTCTTCCAGATACTTCTGTGTGTCACGAGCAGCAGCATCCTGATCAATGAACTGATCATTGCAGTAGATTTCAAACACATGTGGTTTCATACCACGCACAACCTTGTAGTGTTTTTTGCCCACAGAAAATTCAATCTCAACCATCAGTCGTTTGCCGTTGATTGAGTTTACTAGTTGTGGTTTGTTGATACTACGAAATGGTTTGTTGAACAATCCGAAACACAGTGCATCAAGACAAGTAGACTTACCACTGCCGTTTTCACCCACGATCAATGTCGTGGGGTTTCTCATAAAATCTATCTCTGTAAAAGAGTTGCCGGTGGAAAGAAAATTCTTCCACCGCAGTTTTTGAAACATTATCATAATTCGTGTTGTGCCTCAACATACAACGTCTGCATAACAGATGTCAGTCTATCTTTATCTAAGTCAGTGACCGTATTGTTTATATATTCTCGCAACAGAGTCATGGTGTCATCCACTTGCAACTCTACTTCACCGACTGCCTCATCTTCAAACTCCGAGAAGTCTTCAATTATTTTTAGTTCTACACAGTTACAAGTATACAGGGAATCCACCAGTTTGTCAAACTTCATAAAGTTTTCTTTCTTGACAACGATCAGTTTGACACAAGAACCGACAACCTCAGTCAAATCAAACTTACTCTCACCATCGACATCATTGTAAAACAACTTGTGGAACATGCGGAATGGATTTTTGTGAAAGTCTAACTCATTCGTTTCCGTATCATAGATGTGAAATCCTCTATCATCTTGAAAGTCAGACCAAGTAATTTCATAAGGGTTGCCAAGATAAGTAACATTATCCCTAGAACTGCGGTGATGGAAATGCCCACTACAAACCAAGTCAAAATGCCTAAAGGGATCGTGATCCATTCCGTGATCGTTCGGCACGCCCTTATACATTTGGAAGCCAGTAAACTCAAAGTGTCCGAAACAAACTTTGGCATCAGTGACTTTAACTTTCTCCATAGTGTCGTGATAGTTGTCACTACATATCCACGGAACAAATAGTATTTTTCTTCCATCTAAATCCAGCTCCGAAACCTCTGGGTAAATTTTAATGTTGTCGTATTCTTGCAACAACAATTCCAGAGAGTTTACATCGTTAGTATTTTTAAAATAAGTATCGTGATTGCCTGGGATCATGTGCATAGTCATACCCAGACGTTGTGCTTGTCCGAAAAAATATTCTTTACAAGACTTCAGTGTGTTGTAGTTGATGAACTTTCTTCTATCGAATACATCACCCAAGTGGACAATAGTATTTATCCCTTGAGCCTGTAGAGATGGGAAAAAGAAGTCATCATAGAACCTCTTGAAGTAAGCGTCAAAAGCAAGACTATCTGACCTCGCACCAAAGTGGGTGTCAGTAACTAAAGCAACCTTCATGCAAAAACCTTATTCATTTTGTGAGCAAAGATTTCATAGTATCCTTCTTTGGATAACAAAACCTTTTCGTAATTCTTCCTGTATTCAGAAAGTTTATCTGCCATGACTGACGGGTTCTTCAGTTCGATAACCTTCTCTCTGAACTCATCAAAGTCCTGCACTCTTTGCCAATCATCAATGTTATATGTATTGTTCTCATCATAGTTCTGATAGACAA